GTCGGTAATATCGTGCATGTTCCCGAGCCGATCCCGGTACAGAACGTTGAGCCGACACTCGGCGTCGGCGCGCCGACCGATAAGGTGTTTATGATTGAAGAGGCGCAGCGTCCGGGCGAGTATATGACCGCCTTTGAGGATGAGCACGGCACCTACATCATGAACTCCAAAGATCTGCGCGCGATCGCCCACGTTGAGCGCCTGACGCAGATGGGCGTGCACTCCCTTAAAATTGAAGGCCGTACCAAATCCTTCTACTACTGCGCGCGCACCGCGCAGGTCTACCGCAAAGCGATTGACGATGCCGCCGCGGGCAAACCGTTCGACACCTCGCTGCTGGAGACGCTGGAAGGGCTGGCGCACCGCGGCTATACCGAAGGGTTCCTGCGGCGTCATACCCATGATGATTACCAGAATTACGACTACGGCTACTCGCTCTCTGAGCGCCAGCAGTTTGTCGGCGAGTTCACCGGCGAGCGCAAAAGCGATCTCGCGGCGGTACGGGTGAAAAATAAGTTCTCCGTGGGCGACAGCCTTGAGCTAATGACGCCGCAAGGCAACGTCAACTTTACGCTGGAGCAGATGGAGAGCGGCAAAGGCGAAGCGATGTCCGTGGCACCGGGAGATGGTTATACCGTATGGTTGCCGGTTCCCCAGGATATGCCTCTGGAGTACGCGCTGTTAATGCGTAATTTCACTGGTCAGACGACCCGAAACCCGCACGAAAAGTAATTTAGCAGAGTTATTTTTACACTGCGAAGATTATTAGAATCGGATCACACACCGCCACGGTTAATGCGGTTATTATGCACTCCGCTGAAAAAACATAACCCATAAATGCTGGCTGTACCAGGAACCACCTCCTTAGCCTGCGTAATCTCCCTTACGCAGGCTTATTTTTTTATTACAACCTCATGAAATAAATGGATTTATTTCTACGCGAGTCCACCAGTTGACCACATCGAAATCAGAAGCCCCGCCAGTGCGGGGCTTTCTTTTGGTCATTGTAAGTGGATTTGTTGCTGGCCTGATGAGGTCGGATGCGGTACCGCTGGCGATACTATTCCAGGCGATACGATAAAACGCTCTACCGTCTCCGTGGTCACAAACGTTGCGCTGCAATTAATATTTGTGCACTGGTGATAACGCTCTTTTGTCGTGTCAGTAAAATAGCGACTTGTACGAGCGTGAGCGGCGAAATGACATTTTGGGCAATGAAACATATTGAGCACCTTAAGGACTGAATTATGATTTAGATCATAACCAATAAAGCATTTAAAAACAAAAACTTAAAAACAATTACTCATATGTTTTCATCGGTTTTGAACTCAACGTCTGAAAGCCTTACCTCAAGCTCTAAGCCCGTCGTGAAGCCATTATTATTGAGGCTGTGGGTCACCTTGGTAATTATCCATGCCTGCTCATCTATAATGCGCTTAAAGCCTTTTACCGCTATTGGCGTTTCTGGAAATAAGTCTGCCCGTCCAAGCGCCAGCGTGATGGAAAACTCCGCCACGCCGCGCTGTAACTTGTCCCATTTCGCCTGCGCCGCGCGCATCGCCTGCGCTTTTGTTGAGAAAACGGTCGTCAGGGCAAAGACATTATCCGCTTCCCCGGCCATATATTCGCCCTGGCGTGCTTCAGGCTCTTTCTCTTCCTTCTTTTTTGCGTTCGGATGCTTCGGGGCGCCTGCCTGCTGCTCCTTTGGCTTGCGCTTCACCTTCACTTTTTTCGGCTTCGGCTCTTTGGTGTGCAGCCACTGCGCCGTTACGCCGGTGTAAGCGCCCCGGTCAGCGATGGAAAACTGATGCCGGTCGCCATCACTGCGGGCGATGGTGACCTGCGGAATGGGTTTCCCGCTCGCGGTGAGCGCCTTTCCGGCCTGGAGGAATAACAGTTTCCCGGATTTAACCGACACCTCGCCGCCGTTCCGGTCAGCGAGCCGCGTCAGAAATTTGATATCCGACTCCTGCGACTGGTCGATATGCGGGATCGCAATCCGGGCAAGCTCGGGTGCGACAGCCGCCTCCAGTTTGTTACGCGCCGCGATGGCTTCGACAATCATGCCGAGGGTTTTGTCATGCCATGACTGCTCACGCCGCGAATTGAGCGAGCCCCGAAAATCCGCGCTGCGGGCGCGGATGATCACCGTATCAGGTGCGCCCCGGTGCTCTACCTCATCCACGGTAAACCGGCCTTTCTCAATAAGCGCCGACCCTTTCCACCCGAGCCAGAGTGACAGCACTGCACCGCGCACCGGCAGCACGACCCGCCCGTCGGCGTCGTTAAGCTCAAGGTCAAGCTGGTCAGCCTCAAAACCCCGGTTGTCGGTCATGGTCAGGCTTATCAGGCGATCGCTGATGTTGCCGGTAATATCCTTGCTCTCGATTTTCAGCATCCAGGCCGGGGTGAGCGTGCTCCCCGGCGAGCTGTAAAGGGCATCAGTCATCAGAACCCCAGCGATGCGGTGATTTTAGTAGCGGCGTCTTTGGCCTTACCGGCCAGTTCACCGGCCTGTTTATTCAGGTCGCCGTAAATGGCCGCGAGCGACTCATCAACACGCGTGAGCGCCAGATTAAACGTGATTTTTCGCGGTGAGCCATCCGAAAAAAACTCTGCGCCGGTCTCGCTGACGCTGTTGATAACGTACATCCCGTAAATCATCCCGTTGCCCGACAGGAGAGGCCACGCCCGCCCCTCTTCAGCCATCAGCCTGACCGCCGTCAGGGTCAGTTTGCCGCCGGTGATCTCCGGGTAAAGCTCACCGCTGAGGGTGATTTTCTCCTCCCCGACGCCGAGAAACTGAAAGGCGTCACGCTTGCCGATGCGGCTGTTTGACGGCCAGCGATATTCCGCGTCCCGCTGCATGCTCTGAAAGGGCAGCGTCTGGCGCATGAATACGAAAAAGCCAAGTGCGAGCATCATGTTATTTGTCCTCCTTATCCGTCGTGTCGCATGCTGGAGCGGTCACGGGCGCGCTTGTCCCGGTCGGCTTTCTCGATGGCGTCCTGCAACTGTCGCCCGAGATCGCCACCCGGCGCGCCGCCGTTATTCATCGTGATGGTGTAATTGCTCTGACGGTTGTCGACGTAGGATTTCCCGCCCGGTGCGGTCACCGGCTGATAAGCCTGATACCCGCCATAGTTCGCGGTCGCCGGTACATAGGCGCTTCCTGTATTCACTGCACCGGCGGTTTCCCCGCCGCGGGCAGCGCTGACTTTTCCGGCGGTCTGGTCAATCGTGCCGGACTCCTTGTTAATCACGCCGAGCTTTTCAAGAACCCAGTCTATGCCCGCTTTCAGCTTGTTGAATGCCTTAAGCGGCAGCATCAGCGAATCCGCCAGCGCCTGCCCGAACCGCACGCCCGCATCCCGGCAGGAGTTGAGCTGCTCCTGCGAGGACTTCACCGGCTCAAGCAGGTTTTTAAACCAGTCCCATGCGGCCTTAAGCTTTTCACCCAGCCAGTCAAACATCGGTTTAAGGGGGGAAAACAGTTCCCCGACTGGAGCGAATGCAGCCTTAAGCCCCTCCATCACTCCCCCGAAAAAGGCGGAAATAGGCTCCCAGTATTTGCGGATGAGCAGCGCCCCGGCGACGATGGCAACACCAATGGCGACAATCGGCCAGGTGAGCGCGCCGAGTACCGTCATGATCGCGCCGCCGACCACACTGAACACTGTCCCCAGAACGCCCGCTGTGGCAACGATGGCATTGATGCCGGTAATCACCGGCCAGACGACAAGACCGATACCGCCGAGCACCGCTATCACACCGGCAACCGCGCCGGTCAGCATGACGATTTTTGTCACCAGTTCGGGGTTTTTGCCTACCCAGGCATTTAATTTTCCCAGCCATCCGGTGACGGTCTGCGTCAGTTTGCGGACACTCTTGTCCATTTCGGCGAACACCTGAAAACGCAGGTGAGCAAATTCGCCCTGGAGTTTCGCCACATCGCCCGACAGGTTGTCGCGCAGTGTGCCCCCCATCTTTTCAGCGGCTCCGCTCACCTCCCCGAGCTCGTTGCGTGTCCCGGCCAGTGCCGACAGAAACTTCGGTATCTGGTCAACGGACAAATCTTCTATCGGTGTGCCAAAAAGCATGATGGCGGTGTTTGCCCGCTCTGCCGGGTCTTTTATTTTTAACAATCCCTTCGCCGTCTTCTGCATCGCCTGACGCGCTTTTTCTCCGCCGCTGGCGATGGCTGTCGACATTTTTGCCGCATTCAGGCCAATTTTCTTGTAAGCCTCGACGCTGTTTTTTGACATATCCGATCCGCGAATACTGAACTCTTTAATCGCATCCCCGGTTTTATCGAGGGCGAATTTACCCTGGCGGGACATATCAACAAGCAGCGACATCGCTTCCGCGCCGGTAAAGCCCATGCTGCGAAAATGGGTTGAATATTCGTGAAGGATTTCCGGCAGTTCACCGCGCATCTGCGCAGAGACTTTCTGCATGCCCGAGACAAGCAAATCCATCGCCTCATCGCTGTTTGCAGCGAGACCATTTTTCATCATGATCGCCGCTATCTGGATGCTCTCCGGCACGTCATTGCCAAAAGTCGTCTGCATATCCAGTGCCTTACGGGTGATGCGGCTGAGCTCTGCCTCACCGGTTGCACCGAATGTGCCGAGAGTGCTGCGCACCGCTGACAGCGCCTCGGTGATTTGCTCGATGTTATCGCTGACACCCGAGCCGTTAATGTCCTGAATAATGTGCGTGTACTGCTTCCCCTGTTCGGCGTTTTCTCCCTGTCGCGCGGCTATCAGCGTGCCGCTTTTCTGTGTTTCCACCACCGGTGCCATCATGCGACTGCCCGCGTACAGGCTCGCCGTTCCGATACCTAATGCCGCCGCGCCGGTGTTTCTCACGCCCGCCGCGATCGCTTTGCCGCGCTCGTACCGCTTACTTACAGCGTTAAGTTTCTCCTGCTGACGGCTGACCCGGATAAGCTCCGCGCGCTGTTGCTCCATCGTTGCGGTGGTGCGGGCGATATCGTTGCGCAGGCTTCGCTCGGCACCGGATAAATTACGCGTATCAATACCGGCATCCCTCAGCGCGGTACGCTGGCGGTGTGCGGATTCTTTGAGGCTGTCATATTTAGTTTTTAATGCGGCGGCGCTGCGTCTGGCCTCTTCAAACGCCTTAACCTGTGCGCGTGTCGGGCTGGCTGTGCTGCGCATCTCTGCGGCCAGTCTGGCGGCATTCTCCTGCGCTTTTTTCATGGCGTGACCGGTTACAGCCAGCTGACCGCTGGTCTTACGAAAGCCCTCAATGCGCCCGGCCTGCGCATTCAGCTCCCGTAACTCACCCTGTGAAGTGCGGATATTTCCCGCCAGCGTGCGGCTGGCGTCCTGTACGGCTTTAAACGGGCGGGTCGCCTGGTCAACGGCCTTGAGCAATACCTGAAGTTTTACATCACTCATTGGTGCTTCCGCTTCGCTGGAGCGCTTTTTCGCGCCATGTGGTGAGCTCGGTCAGGCTCATGGGATAGAGCTCTGATGGCGGCCAGTGGAAAATCACCGCGATATCCGCCATCAGGTCATCAACCGACAGATTTTTCGGGAAGGTTACTGCGCCGAACTCGGCGACAAAAAACCGATCACCTTACCGGCCAGCGCCACAAGGTCAGGCAGCTCCAGCGCCGCGACCTCATGCTCGGTCAGCGACGGGGACGTCACGCGCGGCAGCACCTTAATCAGTGCATCGACGTCAGAGTTTGCCACCGAGGCCAGACTGACACCGCGCAGCGTTCCGGCGGTGGGTTTAATCAGGGTGACCTGGTCGATAATCTGCTCGCCGCGTTTAACCGGGTTTTCCAGGGTGATTACGTTATCGTTTGTCATGGTGTTCTCGTCTTAATCAGGTTTCAGAGTTAACCGGCCAGCGGCGCTGACCGGGTGAGCATTACAGGCCGATATTGCGGCGGTGCTGTTCGAGGCGGTCGGTGCCGTTCACCTTCTCAACCATGTTGAGGGTGTCGATTTCGATGAGCTCTTTACCGTCCATCGTCAGGCGGAAATAGGTGCAGATAACCGAGATTTTCGACTCGGTGTCTTCGCCCTGTTTGCCCTCGCCGGTGTCGATTTCCTTCTGACGCCCCCGCATGACCACCTCAACGGCCACGGTTTCGCCGGTGTCGTCACGCTGGTAGGAGCCTGCGAAACGGATCGGCACGGCATCAACGCCGGTTGCGCCGTAGAGCTCCCAGATAGCGGAATCAGGGAAGCCACCGAGCGACCACTCCATCGAGAGCGCATCATCATCTAGCCCCATATCAACGGGCGCGACGCCGTTCATCCCCGCCCCGCGATAGTTCTCCAGCTTGCGGGTGAGCTTCGGCAGGGTGATGGATTTGGCGATCCCCTGATAGCTGAAGCCATTCAGAAACACATTCATGTATTTGAGCTTGCGCGGCATGGCCATTTAATCAGGCTCCTTATTTGCTGTTGACGGCCGAGACCAGCGTCGCCAGATATTTATCGGTGATGCGCTGGCGCAGGGTCAGATTTTCGAGAGGGGGAACCGGCGTATAGTCATAATCGATATACAGTTTTCCGGCCTTAAGGGTCTCCTTGTCGTTGGCTTCCTCGTCAAACCAGCAGGTCGCATCGATGATGTAACCGTTGGTTTTCAGCTCGCGGAATTTGGCATTGATGCCATCAACGATGTCGCGGATGAGCGTCGCGGTGATCGGCTTGTCGACCGCCCACATATGCGCCGCCGCCATCGTGTCAGCGATAACCTGTGCGGTGCGGGTGTAGTTCTCAAACAGGAATAACGGATCGTCAGAGCAGGTGCGGTTACCCCAGAAGCGGAAACCATCCTTGCGGACAAGCGTCGTGATGCCCGCCTCGTTGAGCAGGTCGGCATCGGTGCCGGGCTCCTGTAAATCCCAGAACACGCTCGCGCTGATGCCGGTGACGCCGTTCACGCCAACGTTAGAGAGGGTCTTGTGCCAGCCGACAGACTGGTCGATGGCAGCGCGCAGGCCGAGCGCGCGGGCGGTGGCGTAAGCCGTGGCGGTGGTGCTGCTCACGGTGTCCCAGGCGAGAAAATCCGGCCAGATAATCATCAGCTCGCGCTGGCTGAAGTTATCGCGGTATTTAATGGCCTCAGATACCGTTTTACAGCCCCACGCGCTGATGTAGCCAAACGCGCGCAGCTTCTGGCAGACAGGCGCAAGAGCGGTCGCCACCTCCTGCGTGTCGTAACCCGGCACGCCAAGAATACGCGGTTTGACGCCGGTCACCGCTTCGGCGGTCAGCAGGGCTTTCAGCCCGGTGTACTTCCCGTTCTCATCCGTGGTGCCGATGATGTTGGAAAGGGTCTGCGCGAAAGCGGCCTCCTCATCGTCGTCGATGCCTTCGGCTACGCGCACGACGACAATGACCGGTTTTGACTGGTCGGCGATGGCCTGTAGCGAGGCGGCAAGGGTGCCTTTTTTCCCGGCCTTAGCGATGGCGCTCTGGACGCTGGTAATCAGCACCGGTTCATTGAGGGGGAACATTGCCGGGTCGGCATCGCTGGCCGTGCAGACCATGCCGACAATTGCTGTTGAGACGGTGGAAATAACGCGCGTGCCGTCGTTGATTTCGACGACCTGCACGCCGTGATGATAATCACTCATCCGTTTAACTCCGTGGTGTTGGGGTGAGTGCTATTTTCCAGAGTGTGCGGGCGCAGGGCTATTTATCCGGGATGGGTGCCGTGCAGGACAACAACGGACAGGAAAAAGGCGGCTTTTACCCGCCTGTTAAGCGGAGGTTTTCAGGGTATTAGCGTTTCGCTGTGATTTAGTGATTTAAGCTTTTTTGCTTATGCAGATAGCAATTAAATTGAACTCAACTAATCTGTGTCCATCCTTGTATAAATTGGCCTCCTGATTACCCTTTCGATTTGCTGGATTTCATGTCGAAAGGGGTCTTTTTACACTCACCTGATTAAAAAATCGCAGCATTCACATGCGATAAAACGTACCTCCTCAATTCTGCCTTTATTACCTTCCTGCGCTTGCGAATAGTCAGATACAGACCGTGCTTAGAACGGCGGCGAAATCTGCACAGCCGACCTGAACCAACTAAAAGACTACCTTAGCAATACCCTGATAATAAGAAACCATGCAAGCGAAGATTGCCCTCATTTTGAGGGCTGTTTTGCGCTTACCTTCACGGGAAAATAAAAGGTGGTTATGACCAGCCTGACTATTCCGGTTGCTCCGGCCATGAATCCGGCAGGCTGTCAGTCACCACAGCATCAACTGCCTGTGCATACCGCATCCAGTCGGTCAGGCGCTGCTTATCCGCATCGCTGATAATCCCGAGAGAAAGCTGCGTCTGCCATAACTGCGTTTTTTCCCTGACCGCGCGCAGCCGTGTCTGCTTTTCTTCCTCTGCCTGCTTAATCAGCTCAGCCATGGTCGGGGGCGCGGGGTCGGCAAGAACAGGCTGACCGTATTCATTAGCGGCTATACATTTTCCTTCCGCCTGTCCGGCGAGCAGATGCTCATACCAGCGATCGGAAACAGGCGTTGCATCGGTCGGCCATGAATCCGCCGCTTCATAATCCGGCCTGAGCATAGCCGGATAAAAGGAGTTGGTGCCTGCGCTGTAAAAGTAATTAATATTTTCCTGCATGATTAATACCCTATCGCTATCCAGTAACAACCATTCAGGTCTGTACCCGCCTGAAAACCCGTTCTTGATACGCTTCTCACTGATGAAAGGTTGCCATCCCCGGCACCCATCCCCGTCCGGTCTACGGTACATGAAATACTCACGCAGGCAGACGGGAAAGCAATCGGGAATGAGAGGTTTGAATATCCGGCAGCTTTGCTGTTGTACCGCCCCCACTGCGTGATCATTCCCGTCGATGCATCTTTAAACCAGCCGTTCACCGCCTTTGCCGCCGTGTTTTTGGACTGGAAAAGCGCATTTGATTCCGCTTTTGTGTAGGCCTGGCCTGCGGGTGTGTAACTCCCCCTCAACTGGTAGCGGGCGTCAAAGTTCGCATAGCTGGTAGGCAGCATCTGAGCGCTGCACTGCCAGTTACCACTGGTGTCGAGATACGCGTGCCCGTCCGTGCTGTTTACGGTTCTGGCATTATTAATCATATACATGCCGAACTGAGCATTACCCAGACCGCCGAGGAAAAACTTGCGGTCAGCGTGATCCTGTCTCAACAAAGCCTGTGCGCTGTTATTCGACACCGTACTCCCGCCATACATGACTTTCTGGTCGCGCATACTGATCCAGCTGCCTGAGTAGCTGTTGACACAAAAGCCATTCGCCCTGACTTCTGCGTTAGTATCGATATCACCTGTAACCGTCAGCGGGCTTTTGCTCTCAACTTTTCCTTTCTGAAAACGGAATACATGCCCGCTGTTTGCATACACGTCGAGCACGCCATCGCCATTCTGTTTAATGCCTGTATCGTTATCACCAAAACAGATGGAGTTTCCACCGAGTGCGTTGCTCGTTCCCAGACCAAGACCACCGGTGATGATTGCGCCATTCCCTAATGAGACCTGACCACTTCTCATATTGAGATAGAAAGGGCGTAATTGTCCTATGGGACCTTTTTCTCCCTGATTCTCGGCGGTCGGGATGAGATAGAAATTATCCTCTGACCGTCTGAAAATGACGCCGTAAGAAGCATCATAAATACGTAGCGCATCTGGCACACCGCCGATTTTAAGCTGGCCTGTCATGTTATCGCCCGCGCGGCTTACCCGGCTGTTGGCATTATCATTTACCGCCCTGACTGCTTTGGGTGTCGCAGCAAATACTTCTGACACGCTGTCGGTGGCACTGCTGAGCTGCACAATACCTTTGCGCGCCGTGGTGGCGTCCTGTGCGGTGTATTTGGCGCTGGCGAGATCATACGCCGCCTTAACAGCTTTCGGTGTCGCAGCGGTCGTCTCAGCGGTGCTGTCAGTGGCGCTGCTGAGCTGCACAATACCTTTGCGCCCCGTGGTGGCGTCCTGCGCGGTGTATTTGGCGCGGGCGAGGTCAAACACTGCTTTAACGGCTTTCGGGGTTGCTGCGAACGTCTCCGATGTGCTGTCGGTGGCGCTGCTGAGCTGCGTAAAGCCTTTTGCGCTGAGCGTCGCGTCAGGGTGGCGGCGCGACTGCTCATGCTCCAGGAACTTGCTGTCGACATAATCCTGCGAGGCAAGCACGGTTGTGGTATCGATACTCAGCTCAACGGAGGCCAGATCTGACAGGATGATAACCATGCGCAGGGTCTGCGCCCGCCCGGAACCCTCTTCAAGCTTTGGCTTGTAGCTTTCGGCCATATTGCTGACCGCAACCAGCGTACCGGTATCGTCATAAAGCCCCATTTCACGCAGCCAGAAGCCGCCCGTTTCCGGCGGGATAATCAGCTCTGCCATGATGTAATTCTTGTGTTTGTTGTCCCGGCTGATCCTGTTTAATTTTCCGCGCCAGACCTCATTAATCAGTTTCGTCTGGCTGGCAGCGGGCTCGGGAAGCTTGCCGCCGCCGTCGCCAACGGCCATCGCGGTGATATTGACTTTTTTACCGCCCGGTGTGAGCGCGGCGGCAAATTTTGCCGCGCCTGCGGTGGTGACCACCGTTCTGTATTTCGTTGCCATGTTCTTCTCGCTTAACCCGGATAAACCGTTGTAATGTCGCCGCTGTATTGCGTCCCACCGGCAAAGAGATATCCCGCAATATCCTGAATAATATTGAGCCCGATAAGATGGCGGCTCGCCGGTTTCGCATCGGCAATAAGCCGCTCCATCTCCTGAAACATTTCCTCCGTAATCCCGGTCTCTAGGACGCCGATATCAAGGCGGAATGTTCCCGGCGGGTCGTTGTTTTCCCACCATTCCTGTACGTTAATGACATAGCCGAGTGGCTCAACGACACGACGTACCGCGCCGATGGTGCCCTTGTGGCAGTGGATGAAATACGCGCTGCGGATCACATCGCGCTTCGTTTCCTCCGGCCACTTCTCATCCCACCGGTCGACCGAAAACGCCCAGGCCAGCCACGGCAGGAGGTGCACCGGGCAGGTGTCGGGATTCCACAGTCTGCGCAGTGGTATCGGGGTGTTTTCGATATCGGCACAGGCACGCGCCGCCGCCACCTCAAGCGGGGACGAACCCACCGGCAACAGGCGCGACTCACTCATCAGAGCCCCCGATCACAATCTGATAATCCGTGCAGTAAGAGGCCTGGGTGCTGTCGAGCACAATGTCAGAAACCGGCGCGGCGAGCTCGACCCGCTGCACCCCCTCAACGTGCAGGGCGGCATAAATGGCGGATTTGCGGATATCGCGCCCGAGCCGGTGCTGCGCGGTGATGTATGCGCCGAGCTTTGCTTCGGCGGCGCTGCGCACCGGCTCACTTTCGGGGCCAGGGTAGAGATAAAGGGTGGCGTTAATCCGGTAATCGACAATGCTGGCCGACTGTACCGTCACGCGGTCAGCCACCGGCCTGACGTCCTCGTCGTTGAGTGCATTACGCACCACGGTCAGGAGTTCCTCAGAGGCCGCGCCGTTGCCCTCGCGGGATAGCACTGAGACCGTGACACAGGCCGGTTGCGGGCTGGTCACAGATATATCAGCGACCCGCCCGTCAGCGCTGCGCCCGTGAAACTCATACGCGCCGACAGACCCGGCCACGCTCAGCCCTTCGAGCGCCTGCTGGATGCGCAGACGAAAATCGCTGTCGGATTCCAGCACCGCCGCCACGGGCGGGAATGCCTCTTCATCTGCCGGGGTGATCACAAGGCGCGACACGTTGTAATTCGCCCCGATGACATCAAGGTCGTTACCGGCAGCGAAGGCGAGCATGGTTGCGCGCGCGGCCTCGTTAACACGCTGACGCCAGATAACTTCCCGGTAGGCATTTTCCTCAAGGAATTTGGTCAGCGGCTCCGATTCGAGCGCCAGCGTGCGGGCGACCGCCTCCTGTTGCTCTGCCGGAAACAACGAGACAAGCGTCGCCTTGCGCTCAGTCAGAATGCTTTCGTAATCGAGCTGCTCGACCACATCAGGCGCGGGGAGCTGGCTTAAATCAACAATCGGCATGGGTTAGCTCACAGGGATGGTTAATGAAAGGGGGTCGCCGGTGGTGGCAATCTCGCCGGTCAGGCTGACCACCATACGGCCATCAAAATGACGCTCGGTCGTCACCGCGCTTAGCGTGATACGCGGCTCCCACTTCAGCACGGCAAAATAACAGGCCACCTTAATTTGCAGCTCAAGCGCCGGGGTCTGGGGCTGGTCAATCAGGGAGGACAACAGCGAGCCGTAATCACGGCGCATCACCCGCGAGCCTACAGGCGTGCGCAGGATATCGCTGAGGCTCTGGCTGATGTGTTCCGCATCCGTCAGCGCCCTGCCGGTGCTGCGGCTCATGCCGATATAACGCGCGGTCATAGTGGCGCTCCGGTTGTTCCGCCGCTGTCGCCGGGGTGCTTATGGGTGTGCAGTACCTTGCCGTTAGAGGAGAGCGCGCCGCCGGTGTGCTCGATGTTGCCGCGCAGGGTGCCGCCCTGCTGAACTTCCAGCGAGCCGGTGATCAGCTTGTTGGTGCAGACCACTTCCGGCGTATCGAGCGTGATGCGCGAGGACGCTTTAACGGTCACCACAGGCACCGTCGCGGTAAGGGATTCAGAGGCGGTTACCGTAGCGGTTTTGATGCCGCTGACGGTCAGGGCGCTGGTTTTGGGTTCGTACTCAATTACCGCGCCATCGGGGAATGCAACATGCCACGCATCTGCTGAGGCAGACGGGGCGGGGTTGCCGTCGGAAAAAATGCCCGGCAGCACAAAGGCGGTATCGAGCTCGCCGCCCACGGCCAGAATCAGCACCTGCTCGCCGATGGAGGGTGCCCACCATGTGCGGGCGCGACCGGCGCGCTGCGTCAGCCACTGGAGCCAGTCGGTAACAATGCCGCCGGTCTGCACACGGCAGCGCCCGGTAATGAGATCGGTTTCGACCACAATGCCGGTGCGTACCATATTGCGGAGTGCGCGGGCAAGTTCGTTGATGTTTGCTGGTATGTTCATGGACATGATGATGTTATTTTATTAATCGGCGATCAAAGCAAAGGCATTGGCTGAGCCACTAACCAACCTCTTTGTAAAAATGATGAGGTATGGGCTAACACTGTCAAAAAGGAGCTACCATGTTTAACTCACTGGATACAATAATCGAAAGCTCAAATAAAATGATTGGCGTGAGTGTATTTCTGTATATTTTATTTTCAGGAGGAATAGGTGTTATTTTTAAAATAATCCTCACACCATTAAAAATAAAAATAACAAATGCAAAACTAAGCAAGCTCGATACCGAATTGTTTGACCTCCAACTCCTACGTCTTTTTCATGGTATAAATGTTGAGACAAAGCAAGATGCGGAGTTAGTGCAGCTCGCCATAACTCAAAACGTACTCACAAAGAAAGATTTTCGATTTCTATCTTTCAGCCCTGCAATAGGGAAATACAAAAGAAGCAAAATTGAATTACTCCCGTTAACATTGTTCCTTTTGGCTATGTTCATCGTGTCGTTCAATATTGCCTCAACCCTTCAAGGAAACAAATACGGTTACGCAATTTTCAGTGAAGGCGACAACCAAGTCCTTGTATCTAAAAATAAGATATACAATCCAAAACTTAAAAGCTACATCACCAAACGAGAGTGCAGACAGTTACCCATAGACTCACCCTCAATAATAAAATCATCCTGCCGTTTCATTACTACAGATGATGCAGACGCTCATGACGAACTGAATAATGCAATCGAAAGCAATAACACGGGAGCAATAGTTTTATTTTCATTGCTTGTGATTATTCTTTTTGTTGTTTTTCTTGGGTGTATATCTTACGCTCAGCATTTCAGAACCAACAATATTCTCTGCCAATTCAAAGAAGATGCTAATCGATAAAAGAGAAACAACTTAAGGTCAATCCCGTAGATAAAAGTGTTTAGTTAGAATATCTTTTATTAAAGAAATATCACTATCGGAGTATCCTAGTAATTCACGCTCAGGATACTCCACCATAGTGCTATTAGAGCCAAGTTTATCTTTCAAGCCATACTGATGCACCCGCGCGATACGCTGTACCTTCCCGTTAAATTCCACCACCGCAGCGCTGTCATTACCACTGGCTTTCATGTAGCGGGCGGTTCGCAGCTTTGCGAACATTTGCCGCTTAACCCGTCCTTTTTTTTCTCTGATGCGCTGGGGTTTGCGCGGAGCATATGCGGTGCCGTCGGGCGCTTTCTGCGATTTAATGCGCTGCTGCTGACTCTGGCGCAGCCTCTTCGCAATATCCACAGCCAGACGGCGACGAGCGGCGGGTGACATCGCATCGAGCAGACCTTTCAGCTTCTCCTCGAATGGCTTAAATTCACTCATCCCACTTACTCACCAGTTCGCCCTGCACATAGAGCTCGACCGGTCGCGTCACCGGCTCCGGTGGCGGCGGTTCGGGAATGTTCTCCACATGCAGCGCCGCGCCCACCTCCCTGACCAGCGTGCGCTCGGTCATTAACAGGCTGATGCTGATATCAAAACTGCTGTCATTGTTGATATCCGCCTCAAAGGTAAAGCCCTTTTTCTGCCCGGTGTCGGTGCTGAGAATATCCGGCTGATGCTCGCGCAGCCACGCCAGCACCGGGACGAGGATCAGGTCAAAATCGCCGGTAAAATCGGTCACCACCACATTCAGGCTGTACTGCTTTTCGAAGGATAACGAGCTCGCCAGCGTGGCGGCGATATTGCCGCCGTCCACATACAGGCGCAGCATTTCCGGGTTTGTTGCCAGCACCGGCACGGCATCAGCCAGGGCTTTTCGCAGGCTTTCGGGTTTCAGCATCAATATCGTCCTGACAGTGTTTGATGGTTTCGACCTGGAGCGCGCAGTTTTCCAGCGCGCGCTCAAGGTTGCGTATGTCAGCGCTTAAGTCGCCGTTGGTCTGCGGATCACTTCCCGGCATCGGGCAGAGGCTGACTTTCGGGCAGGCGTTGTAAACAGTCACCGGCACTGGCGCAGGCGGCGCGGTGGTGCAACCGGCGCACAGCATCAGGCAGGTCAGCGCTGTACCAGCGGCGAAAGGCGTCATTTTCATTGAGTAACCTCGTTATGGTCTGCTCGCGGCGGGCTTCCCGCGCGCTGGCAGCGTCAAGTTTCTGGCGCAAATCCACCTGCGCCCGTTCGTTTTTGTCCGCCCGGTCACGGGCGACACTGAGCTGAATTTTCAGCATCCCGATTGTGTTTTTTTGCTCACCGGCAACCCGGTTTGCGCGCTCGAACGACCCGCGCAGCGTGTTGTTTTCCTGGCGCATCAACAGCAACCCGGTAACGGCCAGAATCAGCAAAATAATCAGTGTCTTCATTGCGCCCCCTTCAGGCAGTATTCGCGCTCGCGCTGTCGCCGATTTTCAAGCCCGGTGCTTTTCACGCCCCTGACATAGACCCAGCGCGGGAGCTGGTCACATGCCTGTTTCCATTTTTTTTCGTTGAGGAAATACACCAGTGTTGACCGGCACGCCGCGCCGGTGCCGACGTTAAAGGCAAAGCTGACCACAGCGTCATAAACGTGCTGAGGCATCTCAACCGGCGCGCAGACCGCGAGACGGCGCTCGGTGCCGAGCACATCCGCGACAAGGTTTGTCGCCGCCTCCCGTTCGGTAATGTCACGCGCGGGCGTGACCCCGGCAGTGTGTCCGATGCCTGACGTCCACACCCCGGCGCTGCACTGGTAGGGACGCAGGCGACACCCCTCAAGGTCAGCCAGCAGGGCGAGACCGTCCTGCGAGGTGTGAAGCAGACGAAAATCCGGCACCAGTACCGCCAGTAACAGCACGGCGGCCACACTGCAACGCTTAACGACTGATGACATTACCGATCTCCTTACCACTGAGGGGGCGTTGTCCGAGCTGAGCCAGAAGGGCATAACTTTTCCGGCGGTAATACCAGTTAACGCCTACCGTCAGCGCCACGCCGATCACACCGGCGTAAGCCGCGAAATCCTGCGGGGTGACCGCGCCAAACGCCGCCAGTGCGGCACTCAGCCAGTAGGCGATAAAAGAGGTGATGCGTTCCATATTCAGTCCCACAGGTTGACGGCCTCCGCGACAGGTGAAGTGTGAATGTCCGGCAACTCGACGGGTGTGCCGTGCGGCAGCACAGCCCCGAGCTCTGCCAGACCCGGATTAACCGCGAGGACGGTTTCGACGATTCCCGCCGTGCGCCCGTAATACCGGGCGCAGATAACATCGAGCGTGTCGCCCTGGTGCGCGATGGCTTTCATCAGATCTGCCCCACGATGCAGCGGGGTTTGTCCTGGATGCGTGCCACTGACCAGCGCATGTCCCGCCACAGCTCATCGACCGTGGTGTCGATGCTGTCAGCTTTCTTGTCACCACGGGCGCTCGCATCCACACCGCGATAACGTTCGTACAGCGTGGCGGTTGCCATCGCACACACGGCGCGCTCGTAATAAAAAACACGCACGCTTTCACCGTCTAGCGAGTCCGACGGCACATCCGCGAGGCGGGCAAACCCGGCCTTAATCTGGTTTTCACGCCAGTCGTAAAGCTCCGCGTTGGTCTCGGCGATGCCGGTTTTGATGGCGTTGCGCAGCCGTGCCGGGGCGATGGTCTGCTCAAGGCGCATCAGTTCGCGCACGCGCTTCGGGTCAATGGCGGGAAAGAAAAAGGTGTTTTCAATTACCGGCTCACTGTCCGCGTCCGGCGGGATAACAACCGTCCGGGCTGGCTGCGGTGCATCTTTTTTAATAATCAGCGTCGTCATGACTACCTCAGAAAGGGTGGGCGGTGGACGCCGGTCGCAGAGAAGGAAAATCCCTCATTGACCGGCGTGCCGCCCTGGCGCGGGGCGCATTCTTTTAACCGGTGACCTTGCGCGGGCGACCCCGCCCACGCTTCACCGGCGTCGTTGTTTTTTTCGTTTGTGCGGCTTTCGCGGGCACTTTCGGCGCAGGCTTTGCGGCGGCGGGCTTCGGATTTAATTCCCGCGTGAGCCGCTCAATGTCTTTCCTCACTCCGGCATTGCGGTCGAGCTGCACGGCGCGCTGTAAATGCGTCAGCGCGTCATTAAGCTGACCTCCATCACGCAGCGTCAGGCCGGTGACTTTATGCAGGCGGGCGCGTACCTCATCAGGCATGTCGGCTTTAGCCGTCAGGCTGAGGGTCTCCAGCAGGATCGCCGCACTCACCGGCTGACCCGCATCGCGGGCGCGCAGTGCCGCCAGCGCCACCTCTTCGGCCAGCATGTAAGGCACGGTGCGGGCATGTTTTTCCGGCATCGAGAGGCTGTAGCGCAGGGCGTAGCGGGCGATTTCCAGCGCGCCGGGAAGATCACCGGCATCGAGGCGCCACAGCATCACCGTCACCAGAATATCGTCCTGTGCACCGGTGCCGTTTTCCAGCACGGCGGTTACCCACGGCAGGTAAAACGGCAGCAGGTCGCGCTTTTTCTCTGCCTTCAGTTCTTTCGAGTGGATTTCTTTGAGCGCTCTGCGGTCTGCGGCCAGCTTGACGAGCATCTGCTCATAAGGCGTGGCATGACGCAGCGGGGCGTTATCCCGCTGCGAGGCCAGCATGGCAGAGACCCGCATCGCATGACGTTGCGCGGGGGTCGCCATTGGTTACGCTCCTTCGCCGGTCGTTGATGCTCCGCCACTCTCTGCCGGGGCGGCATTACCGGCCATCAGGGATTTCATGGCGTTGACCATTGCCGCCGCAAACACGTCTGCGCTGGTGCCTTCCGGGGTTTCCTCCTCTTCCGGCTCAAGGAGCTCAATGTTTTCAATCAGGCACCCGGCTTCGTAATCCTCGATAACGAAATCGACTTTTACCTGCTCGTAGTTTTCCACCTGGTCGAGCTGCGGGTTTTCGATAATGTGGCGGCGATGACCGTCCTCGTACAGATAGATAGAGAGGTTATCCAGCGTAGTGACCAGAATGGCGTTAGCCGGGAAGAACGGTGCGCGCACGGCCTGCAACTGGCCGATGGTTTTCTGGCTGATAATCAGCTCACCGGCGAGCTGCTCGGTGTTGGGCTGGAATTTATTGATCATCGGGAAATATTTGTCGGTCAGGATGCGACGACCGCATACGACAACCATTTCCGGGTTTTCGCGGTGGATTTCAGCAATCAGGGACTCATGCGCATCCATAACCAGTGCGTCGAGATTTTTGTAGTGACCCTTTTTACCGACCTTGATGGTAGAGGAGATCACTGCGCCCGAGTCATCAGTTACGTTACTCATGACACGCTGCGGCGCGTCGTTGCGGTATTTCTGCAACCAGCCGACCGCCACATCCTGAAGAAGCGGATTTTTCTGGCGGTCAGAGGTTGCCGCACGGCTTACACCATTAAAGCCGATGGTGATGTAATCCAGCGCCTGACGTTTGACGATCGCGTCGCGGATACGGGTCTGGAAGTCCTGAAAGCGCGCCCACAAATCGAGCTTGTTATATTTCAGATGGTAATCGAAGTTCACCGGCTTACAGAAATAGCGATAGGCGTCCATCTTCGAAAAATCGGCGGTCTGGCGCTTCACTCCGTTGTCGGTGTCAGCGGTGCTGGCAATAGTGCCGTTAACATCGATGCCGACTTTCTCCTCGGTCAGCTCGCGCACCACCACCATGTTGATCTGTTGCAGGAAGGAGGACGACTGCTGGATTTTTTCAAACAGCGTCTGCGTCACTGACGGCTCAACGCTGAATTTTTTATTCAGGTCTTCAACCCCGATGCCGTTCAGCTCGGCGAGGCGGGTCAGGTACTGATTAAACTTAAAACGTGTCTCTTTGCGCATGGTATTTTCCTGTTATGAAATTGGTCGGATTAGCAGTCGGTCAGGGTGACGGATGCCCCTTCGCCGCCGGTGCTGAGCGTGCGGCGCGGCTGCGTCCCATCCGGTGTTTTGTCCAGCGTGGCGGTGATCGCACTGAGCTTCTCAGCCGTCGTGGTGACCTGGTCAGCCAGGCGCTGATTCAGCGTGGCGATTTCGCTTTCGAGAGATGAAAAGCGCGTCTCAGCGCTGTCGGTGCTGGTCTGCACACGCTCGGCGATGGTAGTGACCGCTTCATGCACGTCGCTGAAACGCGCGTCGTCGCTGGTCTGTTTGCGGCTGAAAATGGATTTAACCGAGTCGGTCAGTTTGTTAAGGAGGGTGTCGGGCACGTCCTCAAACTCCAGCTCGGCCAGGGAGGCGACAGAGAAGAGATTCTCCGGGCTCATCTTGAATCGCTGTAGCGGGTTGTGTTTCGCCTTGCTGCAGAACTCCAGATACTCGGTGCCGAGGCTTGCCGGGTCATCAGTGACGGCCAGGCCGACCAGATAGCACTTGCCGCTGTTGGCAAAGTTCGGCTGAATTTCCATGGAGGTGTAAACCTTCTGGCCTTTCGTCACCATATCGACCAGGGTGTCGAGCGGCGCGATTTTGCCAAACAGCGCCAGTTTGCCGTTAAGCGCGGAGTCGTCCTCAATTGTCTCCGCTTTCAGCTCGATCACATCGCCGTAACGGGCAAACGCGCCATCCGGCAGAAGCCCGCGCAGATGCTCAAGGTTGATGCGGCAGCCGTAAACGCGCGGATCGAATGAATCGGCCATTTCCTGAATATCCGTCGCGCTGATTACACGCCCGTCGCAGGTGTCGCCCTCGACGCCGATACGAAAGAATTTTGATACTTTTTTTGCCATCGTCAGGAGTCCTGATTGTGTGAAGGATTGCGTTTTGTCGGGGTGTAGTTTCCCGGCTCGTCCGCTGGTTCGCCATCAGTCACAGATGGCTTGCCGCCTGCACATCAGCCCCTTAGCGAATCGCTGCCCGCGCTTCAGTAGCCTTGCCCTGTACTGATTACGGCGAGGCACGCATGACCATCACCACCGACACCACACTCTTAAACGACCCGCGACGGCAGGCCGCGCTGCTTTACTGGCAGGGATTTTCCGTGCCGCAAATCGCGGAGATGTTGCAGACCAAACGCCCGACGGTGCAGAGCTGGAAACAGCGCGACGGATGGGACGACACCGCCCCGCTAGACCGGGTGGGGAACACGCTTGAGGCGCGCCTGATTCAGCTTTACGCCAAGCCCGACCTCACCGCGCATGATTTCAAGGTTGCTGATTTTCTCGCGCGCCAGCTGGAGCGCTTCGCCCGTATCAACCGTTACGGCCAGACCGGCAACGAGGCGGATCTCAATCCCAGGGTGGCGAACCGTAACAAGGGTGAGCGTAAGAAGCCGAAAAGGAACTATTTCAGCGAGGAGGCGATCGGGAAATTACAGGAGATTTTTTTCGACCAGTCATTTGAGTATCAGCTCAACTGGCACAAGGCGGGGCTTGAGCACCGTATTCGCCACATCCTGAAATCCCGCCAGATTGGCGCGACATTTTATTTTGCCCGCGAGGCGCTGCTGCGCGCCCTTGCGACCGGCCAGAACCAGATATTTTTATCGGCATCGAAAACACAGGCGTATGTGTTCCGCAAATACATCATCGCGTTTGCGAGGCTGGTTGACGTTGACCTGAGCGGCGACCCTATTGTCATCGGCAACAACGGCGCAGAGCTGCTTTTCCTCGGCACCAACAGCAACACCGCGCAGAGTCATAACGGCGACCTGTATGTCGACGAGATTTTCTGGATACCCAACTTCCAGAAATTACGCAAAGTTGCCTCGGGCATGGCGTCACAAAAACACCTGCGCACGACCTATTTTTCGACACCGTCCTCACTCGGTCACGGTGCCTACCCGTTCTGGTCAGGCGACCTGTTTAACCGCGGGCGCGCCAGCGCCAGCGAGCGGGTCGAGATTGATATCAGTCACGCGGCACTCGCGCGCGGGGTGGCGTGTGCGGATGGTCAGTGGCGGCAGATTGTGACCATTGAGGACGCACTCGCCGGGGGCTGTACCCTGTTTGACCTGGACACGCTGCGCCGCGAAAACAGCGCGGATGACTTCCGCAATCTGTTTATGTGTGAGTTTGTCGACGATAAAGCCTCGGTGTTCCCGTTCGAGGAGCTGCAACGCTGCATGGTCGACAGCATGGAGGAGTGGGAGGACTACACACCGTTTGCCGACCGGCCATTCGGGCATCGCGTGGTATGGATTGGTTACGATCCGTCGCACCGGGGCGACAGTGCCGGATGCGTGGTTATCGCGCCGCCGGTGGTTGCCGGGGGCAAGTTCCGCATACTGGAGCGCCACCAGTGGAAAGGCATGGACTTTGCCACCCAGGCCGAGTCCATCCGCGCCCTTACGCAGAAATATAACGTGGAGTACATCGGCATCGACTCAACCGGGCTCGGTCAGGGTGTGTTCCAGCTTGTGCGCTCGTTCTATCCGGCTGCGCGTGATATCCGCTACACCCCGGAAATGAAAACCGCCATGGTGCTCAAGGCAAAAGACACCATCACGCGCGGTTGCCTGGAGTATGACGTCAGCGCAACCGACATCACGCAGTCGTTTATGTCGATTCGTAAAACCATGACCAGCAGCGGGCGCAGCGCCACCTACGAGGCCAGCCGCACCGAGGAAGCCAGCCACGCGGATTTAGCCTGGGCAACCATGCACGTACTGATTAACGAACCGCTGACCGCCGCAACCGGCCAGCCGTCATCCTCCATTCTGGACTTCAACTGATGAGCAAAAATAAAAAGAAATACACACCAAAACCACGCCAGCAGACTGCCGCGCCCGCGCAGAGTATGGAGGCGTTTACCTTCGGCGAGCCGGTGCCGGTGCTCGATAAGCGCGACATTCTGGATTATGTGGAGTGCATCGATAACGGTCAGTGGTACGAGCCGCCGGTCAGCTTCTCGGGGCTGGCGAAAAGCATGCGCGCCGCCGTTCACCACAGCTCGCCGATTTACGTGAAGCGTAACATTCTCGTGTCGACCTACATCCCGCACCCGCGTCTTTCCCGGCAGGATTTCAGCCGCTTTGCCCTTGATTACATGGTGTTCGGGAATGCATTTATTGAGGAGCGTCTGAGCGTCACAGGCAAGCCGGTGAAGTATGAAACCTCCCCGGCCAAATACACCCGGCGCGGCGTCGAACATGATGCCTACTGGTATATTCAGAACTTCACAAAGCCGTACCAGTTTGCGCCCGGTTCGGTGTTTCACCTGCTTGAGCCGGATATCAATCAGGAGCTTTACGGCGTGCCGGAATACCTGAGCGCACTTAACTCGGCATGGCTTAACGAGAGCGCCACGCTGTTTCGTCGCAAGTATTACCAGAACGGGGCGCACGCCGGTTACATCATGTACGTCACCGACGCAGCGCAAAGCAGTACCGATGTTGAGGCGCTGCGCAAGGCAATGCGCGATTCGAAAGGGCTCGGCAATTTCAAAAACCTGTTTTTCTACGCGCCGAACGGAAAGGCCGACGGCATTAAAATTGTGCCGCTCAGTGAGGTCGCCACCAAAGACGATTTTTTTAACATTAAGAAGGTAAGCGCGGGCGACCTGCTCGATGCTCACCGCATCCCGTTTCAGTTGATGGGCTGCAAGCCAGAAAATGCGGGCTCTGTCGGGGATGTCGAGAAAGTGGCAAAGGTGTTTGTGCGCAACGAGCTGATTCCGTTGCAGGCGCGCTTTCAGGAGCTTAACGAGTGGGCGGGAGAGGAGATCATCAAATTTCAGAAATACAGCCTTGAGACAGACGACGAATAAGCCTTTCAGCCGCCCCCGTGCGGCTTTTTCATGTCCCGCACTAAACGCCGTCAATGCAAGCCCTCTGTCGTCTCCCTTTTTTTAACACTATGGATAATCAGTATGGCTATAAAATAAATTTATCGGGAAGTCTGCTTTATGCCAAAAACGATAGTAGTTAACAGCAATTAGTATTGATTTACGTAAAGCAGATTATCTGCAATGAGTTTTTTATTTCTTAGCGTTTAAAAAATTTATCAACTTTTATGATAAGAGAAGGATTTACCCCCTTGCAATAAAACATTAAAAAATGCTATAAAAAATTGCCCTAAGTGTAGGCTTGGGGGGGATGTACAGTTTGTCCAGTCCAGGCCAGCGAGCTTCGCAACACGCCGACCAGAGACTGAACAACAGGTGGACGATGCTCATAACGATCTCCATTAAGCTGATTACATTATACAGTGTTTCTAACATTTGCGGTGAAATGCATTTCTGGTTGTTTGTGAATCAGTATGTATGAGAAGGTTGGATAAAGACCACTTTGTTAAGCCGGGGCAATGTTTTTTTGAATGACCGCAGTTCGAAGTTGCCCCGGTTTCACAATCCCTGAGAACTAACAATATGGAATCTCGTGAGCATCCTTGGTTTAGAAAACGTGGTTATTTGCACTTTGATAAGCCAATTTCTGTAGAGCATGCCTTAGATATAATTACTAATCCTAATACGGTTGCCACTCATTCGTTCCTCCCGTTTATAACCTTTACGTCAGCAACTTATAAAATCCATAAAGACAAGGGCACAAATGCAATACAAAAAACGCTAAAAGAAAGACCCATAGCGTATTCTTCGCATATCGATAGCCATATCTATTCTTATTATGCTGGAATCCTCAACTACCTGTATGAGGAACAGTTACACGTTCATAATATATCCAAGAACGTACTAGCGTTCAGAGCGTTGAGTAAAAGCAACATTGAGTTTGCTAACGAAGCCTTTCAGGAAATAAAACTGAGAGGCAATTGCAGTGCAGTTGCTTTAGATTTGTCTAAATTTTTTGACACTCTGGATCATTCTCTTTTAAAAGATGCCTGGTGTAGATTGCTTTGTACTGATAGATTACCTCAAGATCATTATGCTGTTTTCAAAGCTATTACCAAATACTCTAAAGTAGATAAAGAAAAGGTTTATGATCTAATGGCAATTCCTAAAAACAATGCAAAACACGCAAAAAAAACAAGGAAGCAAATTTGCTCATTTGCGGAATTTAGGAATAAAGTTAGAAAATCAAAATTGATAGTAACTAATAAAGCCGATTTTGGTATACCGCAAGGCTCTCCTATAAGTGCCCTTCTTTCAAACATCTACATGCTGAACTTTGACATTGAAATGAATGAATACGTGTCATCATTAGGTGGGGAATATTTCCGCTATTGCGATGATATGCTTTTTATTGTACCTGCGCATGAAAAAAATAATGTAGCTGGCGAAGCAGAAAAACGGTTGATTAAACTTAAAGTTTCTCTAAACGTCAAGAAAACAGAAATTAGGGAATTTAAAGCTACTCCAATAAAAATTGAATCTGATAAACCACTTCAATATCTAGGCTTTGTCTTTGATGGAGAAAATATTTTTCTTAGATCCTCATCTCTTTCACGCTATTCTGAAAGAATGAAGCGTGGAGTTAAGCTTGCAAAAGCAACCATGAAGCGAAAAAATAAAATAAGAAAATATAAAGGGCTACCAAATAAAGAGCTCTTTAAAGAAAAAGTTTATGCACGTTATGCACATGTAGGAAAACGAAATTTTTTAACTTATGGGTATCGAGCTTCGCGCATTATGAAGTCGACTACAATAAGAAAGCAGTTGAAGCCTTTGTGGGAAAGATTGCAAAAAGAGATCCAAAAGTAATGTGTGTTGCCCATATATGGTTTGCAGTATAGACTCCCATTTAGATGGGTAATATGCGCAACGCTTAAGTAACTTTTCTTACCAAATAAGATTTGCTACGTTCCATAAGCAAATGTCTGTTTTTAACTCTGTACTTAAAAAGGAGTAATAATATTATGAATGAAGAATTTGTTTTCCCTAAAGCCAGCAAACCTAAAAATTCATGTGATCCCTACGAAGATAGCTTTGCTCAAAATTATTTCAAAGAATCTTCTGCTAATTTGTATTTGAAAAACCTGCTCGGTTCTAAAGATAAATCATATCTTACCAATGGTGATTTAGAGAAACTTAAAGAGTCATATGATAAAGCCCATGACATTAGGAAGTTCGAAATAGAACTTTACTGGAAACGCACCACTTATATTTGGACGTTGGTGGCTGCTTTAATTACAGCATGTGCAATTTTAGCGGCGGCTTATTATCGTGTCCATGATGCCGACCCTTTAAAAGATAAAGCTCTTAGTGAAACCAGGAATTTTTTACTGGCGTCCTTGGCAGGCGTGTCATTTTTCGGGGTTATTATTACGATAACTGCCTCATTTATACTTAAAAGTGGGGAATATTGGCAGAAAAACTGGGAATATCATGTAAGCCTGTTAGAACCTTTATTTTCCGGGAGATTATACTCAACCCTGCTTGATAAAAACAAAAATCGTTACTCAATCGCCGGGTTGAACAATTTCCTTTACATTATTTTCCTTTTCCTTTGGATTGTAATATTCGTTATTATTACGCTTACACTCTCGCAGGATTTTCCAGCTTGGTATTACTTCTCCCCACTTATTATATTTGGAGCTACATTTGTATTAACAAACATGATTATATCTTGGATAACACGCAGAACAACTAACATCTCTCAAATCAAAATTTCTCAATGGGGGGTGATGGTTAAGGAAAAAGCATCAAAAGAGAGCAAAATAAACAAAGAAACCTCTCGACTACACTACTTATTGGAAATCATACTAAAGATTGCGAAAATTCTAACATATTGTTTTTTAGCTGTGCTACTTGGAAATATAATCTCTCAACAATTTTTTTAATATAAGAGAATGTCAAATGGCACCATCATTATCTTACTTCCAGTTGACCTATAACCCAAAAATTCATACAACGAGGTATTATCAATGTCCGCTGATGGCGGACATACATCCTGTAAAACTTATTCACTCTCATTAACTCATCCTTGACTGATATCAAACAAAACGGCTCACCAGATTCCTTCGCACTATCACCGCGCTGAGGCCTTGAATAAATTAATTATTTACGCCACCGGCGCGCAGTGCTTTCCCCGCCTCGCCTGCCCGCTTCATGGGCAGCTTTAAATGCAGTTGCAAAAATCCTCTCAACACCTATCAAGTGGGGTGCCGCGGGGATTCTGGTTGGCAACAAAATGAATGCAGATTCATGCACACCCTGAATGCAGAAGCGATGTAATTGTATTCTCAGGATTATAATTACATTTGAGGTAACGATAAGAGACACTAGTTACTATAGCGTCTGCATCGTTTTGTGGAAGAAAAAGCCGCGAAAGCGGCCTTTCATCAATTAATGAAGTAATTTAATTAAGTCATCCTTAGGAATCTTTTTCCTATGGACTTCGTCATGGCAGACGTTGCAGAGGGTTATAAGGTTAGCAAGCGTGTTTTCGCCGCCATGAGCATGGTGTTCTATATGATGCAACTCAAGAAACGTTCTGGGGTCATTAGCCATTTTTTTGCTATGCGACCAATGACAGTTTCTACATGAGTGGTTATCTCTCTCTAAAACACTTATGCGAACGGGATCAGGAATTTTACGATCATGAACTTCCGCCTGTCGGTCCTCTTCGAGTAAATAAGCTCCTACCTCTAACTCTGGACGACCAGAGTTTTTAGTAGCAATAGGCCAACCATCTTCTGTTCTTAATTCACGTGTTCTGCGAGCCCATTCTTTATTTCCGTTAGCAAGATAACGCAGTTCTTCACCGGTAACAGGACGGCCTACATTTTTTCTAAGATACGAAAGGATTTTGTCTTTCGTTGATACTTTGCTGCGGCGAAGAACGTTTATTTCATTCCAACGTAGAGCGGCCTCTCTATCCTGGTCGGTTGCCACCAGAGCATAAACGTCGGTTTTGAGGCACTTAGTAGATGTAATTTGGAGTTCTTCAAGAGTGATTTCGTCCTGTTCAACCATCTCTTTAAGTGTCGTTCCACTTAAAACTGACCAGCCGAACTGAACTCGCAATTCACGGATTCTGCGGGCATATTCACTTATACCTGCGACAACCATTAATTCATCACCGTGAATGATGGCTCTGGGGTATTTCAGTAAGTATGCCAAGATGCGATCTCGTGCTGAAATGCAATTTTTCTCATTCAAAAGAGAACTACCTAAATCACGTAACAAATGGTTTGCTGGAACGAGTGTAAGCACCTGTTCCCTAAGGGAGTCCTCTAGCAACTTATGCTCAAAATCAGCAATTAGCTCTAAGAGTTGTTTACGCAGCGTTTCCGGTTCGCTCTTCTTCGATCTTCTCGCCATCTTTAATTCTGCATTCCATTAAATTGATAACATATGAAGCAATTTTTTGAGCAAAAACAGGTGGAACAGCATTACCAATCTGGCGAGCAATCTCTGTTTTCGTGCCCTCAAAAACAAAACTATCGGGAAAACTCATTAATCGCGCAGCTTCACGGTGCGTGATTGGACGATGTTCCTCTGGGTGAAGATAGCGTCCTTTTTCCGGCTTAAAAAATTCAGTCCGAATGGTTACAGATGGACGTTCCCACCACAGACGGCCGAATAGGTCTGTACCGCCAGATGTTTTCTTTATCCAGCATGCAGGGGTAATATCAGGCCTGTTTTTTTGTAAGTCAAATCTGTTACCTCCCACTGGAACGGCACGATAGCGCTCTTGCGATAATGAGGTTGGATTTCTACCAAAATGAAGATCTAATGGAGGTTTAACATCCCGAATTTCTGTACCTACTGGCTTAGGAAGATCATTGATGAAATCTTTTACCGTTAACCAAGCAGGGAGTACGCCCGATTTTTCCGGATTTTGATGAGACGGTGAAGGTGGAAAACTAGGAATAGAATCGAGTTTAAATCGTTCTTTCTTGATCCCGATGGCAATAGCACGCTTACGGGTCTGGGGAACGCCATAATCAGCGGTATTAAGCACGCAAGGATTAAGCAGCACAAATCCCATGCTCTCTGCGCGAGCACAAATATCTAAAAACTCATCACTTGACAGTAATCCCGGAACGTTTTCCATGACAAATACTGATGCTGATGAGCTTTCAATGATATCCATATAAGGCTCCCATAGTGCACGACGATGGTCACCTTCCCGGTTTCTATTCAATAAGCTGAAACCCTGACATGGCGGCCCACCTATGACGATGTCGGCCTTGGGGATCGGATTGTCAGCGATCCACTCATCGATGTTCGCAACAATCCCATGATTACCAAAGTTGGCGTTATAGGTCTTTATAGCAGCTTTATCATTATCAAGTGCTAGAATGCTTTCGAAATGAGCGCCATTTGCATCTTTCATGAAGCCGCAGGACAGCCCGCCAGCACCACAAAACAAATCGATGACCTTTAATTTATTGATTATACTCATTAATAATACATTCCCGGTTTTGCCATGGTTTACTTGCTACGAGTGTATCATATGATATGGCTGTTTTTATGTACAGTACATGATTACACTTTCACATTTGCCCAGCATGGCACTAATGGGAAAACGAGACGGATAGTCCAGTTAATGAGGTTATTTCTCAATTTTAAGGCGAACCCACTCAGGCTGAAACATGCCCCTTTATTAATCGATCATTAATGATATGTTCAAATTAATATCGCTTATTTCATTAATTTAATGAAAATCCAGGCCACTCTCCTTCAGTGCTATACCTGAATTCTTTCTCGCTATATTTCACTCTTGCTCCACGTGCCAAAGCGTTCAGCTCCCACCGCTCAGGTTTGATTCCATGCTGAATCAAATCGAAACTGATTTTCGTTATTAGCCCGCGTTCTGCTTTGGTCAAACGCGCTGATGGGGCTTGATCGGTAGGTTTTAGTGGTAATACGTTTCTTTGTTGGAAATTCTTTCTAAGTGCACCAGCTTTTAACACATTGTTAAGCACACTTAAGACGTCTGGCTCATTCCAGCCGATAACCCCGCACTCAATCAGATTTAACACCGCTGCGGCTTGCTCAGAGAGTGTGGGGGTCATAACTGGATCGCCACCGCCGGTGAGCTTTCCACAGTTATTGACAGAACTCCGAGGCGCGGCAGAGCCGCTTTTTAAGGTCAAAGGCTCAACGGCCAAAACCTTTGGAACGATGCGCCATTCGGCTGTACGGGTTATATGGACACGATGAGTACCAAGGTGAGGGGCATAAATCCCGACTACCCTTTCGATATCTTCCTCGTACTCGTTAACCTCATCCGTCATCTTTCGGGCGACCCTAACGGCCTGAGCATCACGTGGCATGTTTGCCCCACCCTGCGCGATGATATAGAGGTCAAAATTACCTTCATCAGCAGCAGCTCGCGCGGCCTCGACCCTGTCGTCAAACTCGCTGGCGATACTAACCCCGCGAGGAAGTTTGCGAAGTTCACGGTAAGCGCCCATTGTCGGAAGTCCAATCGGTTTAAACTGAGGGATGCGCCATGTTGACGCCCATGCGGTTACAGCAGCAGCAGTGTCTTTCAAAGACTTGCCGGTGTCGTTGTCGAACTGGTCTTCAAGCGCGTAGCCGTCGATATTTTTGGCAATATATTTAGCAATGTAACCCGCCGCGCCGCCCTTATTCAGATGGCGGGACTCAAAGCGCTGCTGTAACGCGCCTTTCTCGTGTCCGTCCTCTTTGAGGGCATAACGGCGCATAATTTCGTTGATGGCTTCACGCTGGCCAGGTTTGCAAAACAGCATCATGTGCCAGTGTGGCGTACCGTCGTGGTGCGGTTCAACAACGCGCATTCCGTAAACATTTAAATCGTTATCTTTAAACGCGGTACGCATCAGGCTCCAGATTCGGCAGAGATAGCGCTGGCCGTCTTTAGGGGTGAATGCGGTTTCGTTCCAGCCGTGATTGAGCTGTACCGTTTTGCTTTCACCTTTGCCGACTTGTCGGGTGGGGTGATACTTCGATGGCGTGGTCAGCGTGATAAATATCCCCACGTCACCAACGCTGGCCGCGTAGCGTTCAATCCCGGCAATGGTGTTCATTAGCTCCATGCGGCGTATTTCAGGGTTTGAAATACTCCCCATAACCTTGCTTATGAGGTCGATACGTTCGCCAGTGACTTTGTTTTCCAGTTCGCAGGATTTTAAGTATTCGAGATTAGCCTGCCGGCGCGCGTGAACATCGCGGATCGCCATTTTGCTTGCATAGGGTGAACGGTCTTTATTGACCTCACCGGCAGCGATGAGCAACGCCTCGCGCCAGCGCATACGCTGCGCTTTTAGCTGATTAACCCACCACTCGTCTTTGATCAGTCGTGAAATAGCGGAAAATGCCATGCGGATCGTCATCTGACCCTTACGGTATTTTTTCCAGTAGATCGGGGTGAAATTGAAAGCGCGCGCAATACCAGCCACCTGACCGTATAAATGTGACTGTGCCTCATCGGTGAAGAGATCCTCTTTCCCGCCGTGAGCCTCAGCCCATGCGTCGCTTAACTCCTCGTATTTGCTCCAGAGCTGAGAGGCAATTCTGGCCGCAAATTTTCTGAGCTCTTTGTCATTCATATCCGGCAGGCGTGCATAGTGGTCACGCTCGGACAGAAACCCAATCGAGGCCGTTTCATTCATCCCGCACAGCTCATTAACGCGATCAAGACGCGGCAGCAGCTTGCGCTCAAACGTATTTTTGAGGAAATACAACCCACCCAAAGGGCTCTTTGTGCGGCGGATGAAGTTATAACGTGAGGTAAACAACGTTTGCAGGAAAAACGGCAGGCGGTCAATCCGGTTTAAAACACCTTGCGCCTGACGGAGTTCGGCACGTGTAAGGGGTCTGTCGCGGCCTATAGCCTCACGGGATTTGTTCCATGGGTAAGCACCGACGAAATTCTCACCGGTGCTTTTTGGTAGTGGCGGAGGTGGCGAGGGGGCAACGCGCCCCCGGTTCTCAGCAGCCATTATCTGTGAATGCTTCCAGACATTTTTGACCTAACTGCTCGATCTGCTTATTTAACTCCGTAAATTGACGAGCTTCGCCGGTTAAAACGTTGTGCAGCACCAGACCGGAAACGAGCTTGCTGATAGTTGGATAAAATCCAATGGTATCGAGCCATTCTTTACCGGCATTTTTGCCAGATTTAGCGATTTTCTTTTCTTGCAAGATAAACTGAAATTGGTCGCTGGTTATTAATAATTTATTATCAATAACAATCTTAATACTCATACAGCTCCTTTTATATCGCTGATAAAAATAGAGTTGTGAAGCTTTTCGGATTCCTGCCCCAACAGCTCGATAATCTCAGTCCGGTTCATTTCAGACTTGCAAATATGAGCTATCAGAGAATCAAGCGCAGACGCGAAGCGCGTCGCGGTAACAATCTGGGCCTCAACGGTAGCCTGCGCTAACAGGCTTTTAATATTGCTGCGATGTACTGATATTTTCTTATTCATTTACCCGGTTCCAGACAAAAAGATGTCCCACGCATTCAAGCGCGTAAAAATTTTTGCTAGTTAATTAATGCATGTATTGCTCAGGCTTAACCGAGGTCAAAATAGTTGGGACATATTCAAACAAGCTGAATAATTCACGTAGTGCGCGGAATAATTGCTCCCGCCAATAACATGAATCTTCATTAACACGCCAGTAAGGCTGATTAAACTCTTTTTCAGTCAATCCCGCATGAAGGAATAAAGTGCGGCGCTGGCTTACTGTCAGATAACTGATATATGTCGATTCACTGGTTCCGACCTGACGGCGTTTAGAAAACGCACTGCGCAGTTCGTCAATCGCGCAGACCAGACGCTCACGATCTACATCGTTCATTTCTTCAAAACGCATGGTCGCGTGACGCTGCTTAAGCTGGGCATGAAAACAGACTGTTAAGCGGTCACGTTCCATCATTTGATTGTAGAAATCACAGGAATCCTGCCAGCGAGGTTCAGCCAGATGCTTACCGATTACAACGCGCAGAGCGGCAGGTTGTTTTTGTACTAATTCGAGAGTCATTACAGCCATTTTGATACTCCACTCTTTTTGAAGATGCGTTTCGCTAAGTTCAAAATGCCCGGCTTACGGGTTCGGATGATGATTCCTTTGCGTCCCTTGCCGTGAGTAATTGTGAAGTTAATCGGGTTCTGGCTTTTGTTACGAAGTAACTGAGCAATACAGCGAGGTTCGTTCATTTCAATGTTCCTCAAACACGTTCCCCTAATCCGAGCCACATCAGCCAACCGTCTCGGATTTCCTTCGGGCGGCTGTCATAGGCCATCTTCATGCCTTTATTCCACGCTGGCAGATAAACCCAATATTCCCCTGCACGCCCACTGGTTGATTGCGGATCAGTCATCTCAACTACAGGGAGCTTGCCCTTCTCAATCATGCCTTTAACGGCTGCAGGAGTTTTACCAATAAGGCGCGCGAATTCCTGATATGGAACGGCATCGCTCGCACTTTCAATGACCCTATTCATTTGTGAGTATTCCTCGTTAGTGTTTTAATTGCTCCCAATGGCTACTAATTGCCATATTAGAGCCATCAACTTGCGATAACGAATAGAAGATTACTCTGTTATCGTTTTTCTATCAATAGTGGAGTGTTAATTACGATGATACCCGTAAATGAAAAGCTAGCGATTATGCGTGAGTCTGAACGTATGAATAGAAAAGAATTCAGTGACTTAACAGGTGTTCCATACAGCTCTCTTTCGAGTTACGAGAAGGGTGTAAAAGATATGGGCATACAGGCGGTGATGAAGATTTTAAATCACCCGCAGTTTAAAAAATACACTATGTGGTTCATGACAGAGTCTATATCACCTGAAGCTGGGCAGATTGCACCGGCTCTCGCGCACTTTGGGCAGCAGACAATAACGTCACCCCACTCAGACCAGAAAACTGGCTAACCATTTACGGCGCTTATTTGTGCAGTAAATGCACAGTTAGCTTTTGTTATTTAAATCAGAAAATTGAAGTACGTAGTAACATCATCGGGAGGCTTTATGTCTGTTAAAAAGCTCGATGATGGTCGATATGAAGTGGACATCAGACCTGCTGGGCGCAATGGAAAGCGCATTCGCAGGAAATTTGAGAAAAAAAGCGAAGCTATCGCGTTTGAGAAACACATCCAATACAACCACCACAATAAAGACTGGTTAGCAAAACCGACCGATAAGCGGCATCTGTCTGAACTGACCAAAGTCTGGTGGGAATTGAAAGGTAAACATGAGGATCACGGTAAATCGAATCTTGGAAAAATTGAGATTTTCACAAAGATTACTGATGACCCATGCGCATTCCAGATTACTAAAACGCTCATCAGCCAGTACACCGCTGTACGCCGGAGCCACGGAGTTAAACCCTCAAGCATCAATCGGGATTTAACCTGCCTCAGCGGTATGTTTACAGCGCTAATTGAGGCTGAGCTTTTCTTCGGTGAACATCCATTCAGAGGCATGAAACGACTGAAAGAGGAAAAGCCAGAAACAGGTTACTTAACGCAGGAAGAGATAGCGCTGTTACTATCAAGGCTTGAAGGAGATAACAAAAAGATTGCAATTCTTTGCCTGAGTACAGGTGCAAGATGGAGTGAAGCAGCACGGCTAAAAGCTGAAAACATCATTCACAACCGATGTACGTTCGTTAAAACCAAAACGAACAAGCCGCGTACCGTTCCGATATCAGATGAAGTTGCGAAATTGGTTACTTGTAACAAAAGAGGATTTCTTTTCCCGGATGCTAATTACCCCGCATTCAGGCGGCTCATGAAGGAATTAAAACCGGATTTACCCGCCGGGCAGGCAACCCACGCGCTACGTCATAGTTTCGCAACACATTTTATGATCAACGGTGGAAGCATTATCACTTTGCAACGTATCCTTGGTCATTCACGCATAGAACAAACTATGGTTTATGCGCACTTTGCACCTGAATATTTACAGGATGCTGTATCGCTAAATCCTCTACGTGGGGGAGTCGGTGAGAGTGTCCACACTGTGTCCACAGTGTAGTGTTTTTTAGTGGCTTTCAATGGTCTTGCGTGCCGCGCAAACCCGCATTCCACCGTTGAAAGCCCCTGTAGTAAGGGAGGTGAATCTCCCTTACGCAGGCTTATTTTTTTCTCCCTTTATCTGCTTTTTCCACGCCTTCGCTTTTCCTGAGATACACTTTCGTCATCGGTTTTTTGTCAGGACGAAGAGAATGAGTACATTTCCCACAAGCTTATTGATCCTTAACGGCAAAAGCGCCGGTGACGAGCAGTTGCGCGAAGCGATAAATCTGCTGCGCGACGAGGGTATGGATATTCAGGTGCGCGTCACCTGGGAAAAAGGCGATGCCGCACGCTATGTTGCAGAAGCGCAGCAGCTTGGCGTTGCCACAGTAATTGCCGGCGGCGGTGATGGCACCATCAATGAAGTGGCGACCGCACTGGTTAACTGCGCAGGAGAGAGTAAACCGGTGCTGGGCATTCTGCCGCTGGGCACCGCCAATGATTTCGCCACCAGTACCGCCATCCCGGAGGCGCTGGATAAAGCCTTGCAACTGGCGATTGTTGGTAAAGCGGTGCCGATTGATATTGCGAAAGTGAATAATGAGACCTGCTTTATCAATATGGCGACGGGCGGTTTCGGTACGCGCATTACCAGCGAAACACCGGAAAAACTGAAAGCTGCGCTCGGCGGCGTCTCCTATCTGATCCACGGCCTGATGCGCATGGATATGCTGAAATCCGACCATTGCGTGATTCGCGGTGAGGATTTCCACTGGGAGGGTGACGCGCTGGTGATCGGTATTGGCAATGGTCGCCAGGCCGGCGGCGGTCAGCAGCTCTGCCCGGAGGCGCTGATTAATGATGGTCAATTGCAGCTGCGCATTTTTACCGGGGATGAGATTATCCCTGCCCTCTTCACCACGCTGACTCAGCAGGAGGAGGATAATCCGCATATTATTGACGGCCATTCGGCGTGGTTTGAGATCAGCGCGCCCCATGAGATCACCTTTAACCTCGATGGCGAACCGCTGCGCGGCGAGCACTTCCGCATGGAGGTGATCCCCAATGCATTGCAGTGCCGTTTGCCGCCGGATTGTCCGTTGCTCAGATAG